TTCTGGATGCTGTTTTTTAATAAGTAAATGTTTCTTTCGATCTTCAAGAACCCATCTACCTTTTGTTTCAACTAATATACCATTTGGTAATGTGAAATCAATTGTATATGTATGATTAGTTTGTGGTTTGATGTAATCTATAACTGTAGTTTCATATTCAAACTTAATTTTATTTTCTTTTAATTGGTCTGATACTTTATGTTCAAAGCCGCTTCTATAACCATGTTTAATTGCATTTGCACGCAATTTGGATTTTGATCTCCATGCCATAACTTATTCCTCTTTTATATAAATATTAACTAAACGTCCAAGCATGTGGTATACTATCATAAGTTACTGAATCTAAGTAATCTCCCTCAACTTTGATGTATACTACTTGTTGTGCATCACTACCACCGATCGATGGACCTGTGCCTATAATAATATCTTCGTATATATCAGATCCAGTTCTTACTAAAAACTTAAAAGGATTAGATCTAAATAATCCATAACGTCCTATCGGTGTCCCATCACTTCTAGATATATCTGCGGTTGGAAAGAAGCTCCAACTAGCTGCCGATATAGATCCTGTGCTAGTATTCGATGCGGTTATATAACTTCCTCTAGCAATAGTACCACTACTAGAAGCAGGAATGCCAACTAGAGATGCTGTTGCTGGCTTGATATCATACTCATCTATTATAATTATTCTAGAGCGAAAAGGTCCTGGATTAGAAATTTTATGTTCAACAATTTCTCCAGGACCTACCGTTGTATCTCTAGCAATTGAACCCGATCTTAATTTTTGTAGGCCAGTAAATATAGAACGTGATACACTTGTTTTATATGGACGCCATGTCCTATTATTTGAATCACGTTTACCTAATGATCCACTTAAGTTTTCAAGTTTGAAATATTTTTGATTTTTATGTGTTGCTGGTTGTAATCGATCTATTTTTTCGTCTGCTACTACATCCGAATATTTTTTTATTTGCCATTTACCTTTGTATAAACCCATACTAGTAATCCCATCGTACGATAAAGTTCATATCAATATCTGGATTCTTTTGTATAGGTTGTGCTAATTTTGCAGATGCAACCATAACAGATTCATCATTATATAATCCAATAGTTGTTATATAAGGTTTTAATGTTCCGGATACAAACAACGTTTTTCGTAATTCGCCGGGCGGTAATGTTGCTTGAGTTGCATCACACGGTTCGCCGTCTGTTATAGGTCGATATGTAGATGTAGGATTCATTGTAACATTGAATTGATCTTTTCCTACACGTACTAAACATTCATTTTCATAAATTGTATGAGTACCACGGTACGTAACATTCCAAGTATTACCAAATATACCTGAACCAGAATTATATTTTGGCATTGGTGATGAAGCAATTACTTGACCATTTTTATAAAAAACATTACCTGCTACATTTGTTTGATAACATGATGCAGATAAATAATGATTGTTAGCTAATGATGTAATACTAATATCTTCAACTGCATAATCATACATTCTTACTTCCGCCATGGACCATATTCTACCATCAGTTTTTTTAGATGTTGTATTACCAAATATTAAATCTGCTGCATTAGTTGTAAAATCAGGCAATACTCCATGAGTTCCTCCAGACCCTGTCACACCATTAACAAATATTTCTAGTTTTGATGCAGAATTTCTAATACATATATGTTTAAACGATGAATGATGTATATTTAATTCTCCTGTTGTAACACCAACTGCATTAGTACCGTCACATGCGAAAAATTTATATTCTACTTTATCTGCACTACCAGAATAAACTAAGTGCATTGGAGTACGAATTTTACTTGCTTCAAACTCTGCCGCGGTATTATATGCATCATCCGTACCATTAAGTCCTGGAGTTTCAACTTTTCTTATTTTTCGTTTGCCATCTACTTTATCTAAATATGCTTCCATTGTCACACCCCATTTAGAAAAAATAGTTTCTATTAAGGGATTATAAGAGTCAGATTTATGCCATAATGAAATAGTCCAATCATCACATCTACCAAATCTATCGAATTTATCATTATGAGGTATTTGTATACTATTACCAGGTACATTTGTATCTGGACTTACAGACAATCCTGAAGCTATTTGGTAATTACTTGACGTAACTTCAATCCCAGACTTCACAGTGAAAGTTCCATTAATTGTCGCTGGCTTTTCTATATTATTTAGTTTGTATGTTATACCTTTACCTAAACTGCCTAATTCATCGTAATCATTAAATTTACGATACAAATTATTAAATGACATATAGAAAAAGTTTCTACTTGAAGATGCAAAACTTGATGTATTAATTAAAGGATCTCGTAAATTACCTTTACCATCATCAACTAGTTGAATTTGTGTTGATCCGATCGAAGCTGAAATTAGAAATGTTCCATGCTTTATTTTTTCACCAACTTGTCCATATGGGGCTGTAAATAAAGATGCAGAATGCCATAAAAATCTTTTTTGTGCATCTATATCTAAAAAATCTGCAGATTGTGCAGGATTGTAATTACGATAATATTTATGATCAATAACATTCCAAACAACATGTTGGTTGGCTTTATCATCTGAATTTACTGGATAGATACGATTGCCTACACCTTGGCCGGTGTCTGCATCTATATGTGGTGTATGTTTTCGATAAATTGCATTATGTCGAAAATAACCTGATGATGTAGTAAACCCGTTAGATGATACCTTATAATGTTTATAAGTCTTTACCGGTCTTTGCTGAAAATCATTTGACCGTATTGGTTGAAAAACTGAAGGTATAATTGGCATATCATCTTACTAATTTTAATTTAGAAGTCTAATTTAACTTTAATAAGAGCTTCTCTCGTATAATTTTTTAATAATGGTTGAGATAGTTTTGCTGTTGCTAACAACTCTCTTCTTCTATTATATAATCCTACTGTTGTTATATATACTTGCGGATCATTAATGAAAGTGTTAAAATATAACTCACCCAATGACCCAGTAACAAATGATGGATTATTTGAATAATTATATTCCGCATTTTTAATTCTAACAAAATAGTATGTCGATTTGACTTGTTCAGACGACCTTGCTTGGATACCACCATTCATTCCAGCCGGGAGACTAGCATCAGATGCTTTTAAAGAATTAAATAATTTCACTGCATTATTTCCTTCTACACCAGATGCTGCATCAGTTCCAAATGTTAATGCCGCCGCATCTAATTTATCTCCATTCAATATAGCTATTCCATGTTGTGGATATAATAATCCATAATGTACTGGATCTGATGAATTAAAGATTGATGTGCCTTCATCAATTGAACCGGACACTAAATTATATACTAAGCCGCCTTCATTAACACTACCACCTGATGTTAAAGATGAATCATCAATAATCTGTACTACATCAGTTCCTGTTGCAGCTGCTGTACTTGGATTCAATTGATTCAATGATAATTCAAAATTACCTGGATCTAATTTTTCACGCATCCTTGCACGATTAAAGTTTAGTACATATATTTGATCTGAATCTGTTCCACCAAATGTAAATTTCTTATCATTTGGAGCAAGTAATAATTGTGCATATTGTTTATAGATTGCTCTTGATGGTGTATCATTATTTAAGTTTCCTGATAAATCTTGTGATCCTGAACCATTATAATGTCCCCATGTAATAGATAGTTCTGATTTTGCATTTGGGTTAAGTTTAGGATCTCCTGTCGAAAATATTTCTTGGAAATATGATTTTTGCGTAGCAGTTAAATTTGAAGAAGTAAACATTGTTGTTAAACTTCCAGTATTTCCAAAGAATAAACCTCTAGTAACAGTTTCGACATTATTAGGCAACACATCATCAGTAGGATCAAATTTTGTAAAGATACGTCCTAATTTTTGACGAGCCTTAGCTCTTTCACGTTCTCTAATAATTTGATTAGCTAATTGTCTAGCTAATGTTTCTACTTGAGAAGTTGCAGAAACTGGATTAAATCTTCTAAATTTAACCGGGCCTCTACTCTTTCTTATTCTTGCATATCTTGCCATAATTTATTCCCTTTTATAATGATGATAATCCTACAGTTGCAACTTCAACTTTCTTAACTGTTAATGTAATCGATGCTCTACCACCAGTTTCATTACCTATAAATAATATTGTAACTGTTCTATCACCTTTTAATAATTCTTTTGCAGTAATTTCAAATTGCGTTCCAGATACAGTAATTGATTGAGCTGCTTCAGAATCGCCTATAAATTGCGGTACTGATGCTGCTTGGTTTCTTGCGCCTCTTGTTGCAACAATATCAGCTACATCAGAATCAGATAATATTGCTGTATATCCAAATCTTCTATTTCCTCCTCCAAAATTAACTGTTGATGGAGTTATTGTAGTACTTTCATTTGCATTTAATTCAATAACAGATTGCGCAACTCTTACTACTGGAATACGTGCAATCCCTTTTGGCAACGTTACTAATTTATATTTTAGCATCTGAGTTTCATCTGCTAATGCTTCTACAACAGGCATATTTTCTATAGCCGCACCATAGTATGCAGTTCCTAACGGATGGTCTGGATTATATAAATCATAATCTACTTCATCATCTGCTAATGCAAATTGTGTTATTTTGAATTCATCTCTACCTCTTGCTAAAAGTTCTCTTCCTTTTTTAGTAAGAATGGCATCAACTGTTATTGTTGAATTATTTAAGTATCCCATAGTTATTCCCTATCTTTTTAATAAATATGCTTATGCATGAGTTTATCTAACTTCTAAATTACCTGGATTTGTTGCATTTGGTTGACTATTAAATACTAATGTATTTGGATTCGTCTCAAACACCTCAATTACAGGTTTTTGGTCAATTGCATTTATTGTAGTTGCTAAATTAATTCCAGGACCTACTAACCTACAACCTTCATATCGTTGATTTTCTGTCATTTGCATAAAATCATCTCTATAACTTGTAGTATCTAAGCTTCTAGAATAATTCCATTTTGTAGGAATTCCTAAACCTCTAGATCTACTAATATCGCCTACTAAATTACGCAAACGCCTTGATAATGTAGCACTTCCAGAATAATGTAATACATCTAATTTATATACATCACTAATACGTTGATTTAATATAACACTGCCTGTCGGCGAATATGTTAATGGACTAAGTGTACCTGTTATTTCTAATGGTAAATTTAATGCAGCGGCTGCTACAGGTGCTACTTGGTACGGAAATAATGTATATATATGTTTATATGTTGTTGCCGTATACGGATCTTCTCCAGGTATCCCAGAATTAGAACCTGAATAAGTAGCTAAATAATTTCCTGTATCTGCATATCCTGAACTTCCTACATGGTAGACTTGTACAGGTATCAATTCAGGTGCAGCTGATATACTAGCTGTTAATGGCCTCAGTACACCACTACCCGATGGAGTAGTATCTTCAACTAATGCATCATATTGTGGATTTGTAATTACTGGACGTTTTGTCAATCTAACTTTTGCTCTTTCTAATGCATGTGGCTCAACTAATAACCCCATTGCTTCATCAACACGTTCTGGTAATAATTGTTTTATTTGATTAAATAATGCATAATCGAATTGACTAAATATTCGTAAATATGCATTTATATCATTTTTATCTGTGTATTTTTTCCAATACTCTTTTGAAAAATTATTTAAGTCCGGATAATCTAACGTTATTTCATGATCAGGGTCGCCTACAAAATCATCTAATGCTACATCACCTATATGATTAAATATTTCTTTATTTATTTGATCGGCTGCCGAATAAAATAATCCAACACGATTAGTATCAATCGGAGCACGATCAAATCTAGATCTTTCACCGGTAGTTTTTGGAGACAATCGTCGTACTAACTCATTACCTTCTAGTCTAATTTTTTGTGACCTAGGTACATTTCCTCCTAACGAAACACCTTGTATATAATATGTTTCTTCCACCGGAACATAATTACCTCGTTGTATATTAATAGGAGTTACAAAGCCTGATGCCGATGCATACGAATTAACTCCATCTGCTAATGGCGGACTAAAGTCTGTTACTAAAGAATTCGGGTGACTTGATGTAATAAATAAGCCCGGACCTGTTGAATGATCTACTGCATTCAAATCTGAGCCTAATGGATAATGTCTTACTAATGTATCATATGATGACGTAGAAGATAATCCGGATACATATGATGTAGGATTTGTAGTATGTAAATCAAACGCCTTTTGGTCAAGTACTTCCGTCCATTCTCTATACTCTTGCATTGACCCTGTAAATGTACCAGCCTGAGGTGCCATTAATCCACTTCCAGTGCTACCACCTAATACTAACCAACGATTAGCGGCAACAGAACTCCATGCCTTTACAATATTATTAGCATTAGATGAATTTGACCCCGAACCAGGAAATAAAGACCCAGAAGACTTATGTATAATTTTGTCTGAAATGTAATCAGATGCTTTTTGTGTCTGAAAATATATATTAGGAACATTTCCAAAACTAGCCGTAACAAATGGAAATTCCGTCCATAGTCGTACATTCCAAAATTCTCCATCATATAATGGAACATATCCTGTATAAGCTATAGAATCTCCATTTATTGCACCACCTCCTCTTGTACGCATCTTAAAGAACACTCTACCATAACTATCACTACCAGAATAAGAACCGGTATAATCTAATCCTAATGACCATTGAACATTACCTACAGAACTACCCTCATGAGATAACATTGTCATTGATTTTTTATGACCAGGCTTAAATCTAAATTCGATAGTATCGGCAGGTCTATTCTCATATGATGACGTAATTGCATCAGGCGATGCACTTAAAGATTTATTTTTAGACCCTTGTATTCCCCATCCACTAAATGACCCAGAATAATGATCATTTGTCCATTTTAAGTATGATGTTGCATTACTACTAGAATTAAAATTCAATGCATAGGAGAATCGATCTTCTATTAATGTTGGCGAATCTTCACCTACCTTAGGACCTCCATATTCTCTTATGGACATAAAAGTCTGAGGGATACCATATGTATTCATTAACGCTTTGATCGACCTTGTAGTACCTTTTGTTTTAAGTAAATAAGGTAGATTATTAACTATTCGTCTCCATACCTCTGTCGTTATATCCTCATCTGATTTAGAAAATAATGAACCTGTTGTTTGATACTCACCAGAACCGGACATTACACCTAATTTATATTGCCATAACTGAGATGCTTGTTTACCATTTTCTAATTGCCAACCTAATGACTTAGCTACTTGATATAATGTATCCTTGCTTTGCCCTAACTTAGGATTTTCTTCAGGCTTGTATAATCTAGTTAAGTTATCAATATGCGAATATAATATATCAAAATGATGTCCTATCATATTAACAAATAATTCATATTCACTATTATTATTATCTAATCTAATATGTTCTGGTATCGATCTAGATAATGCATAATCATTTTGACTATCATAAAATGATGCTGATGCATACCATCCATTATACCAATTTTCTGCTATACTACTTGTACTTGGATGTAAATAATATTTACTTCCAGATAAGTATTTTGGAAATGATTCTAAACGATATTTTTTTGCTCCTAGAAATCCTCCTTCTGGAGAATATATACCATCTTTATGATTATTATCTGAATAAGTGGCTTGATCTGTAAATATACT